ACCGGCTGTTGTTAATGTGTATATACCGTTATAAGGTGCATTGCCAGCAGTTTCGTTCTTAATTAAGACACGAGTGCCTACTGTTGATATTGTTTGACCGTCAACAACTAGTGCACCAAATGCATTAGCAGTAATAGTTGCGCCGACACCAGCTGTACCGTTGTCATATGTATATGCTGGAAGTGCAGCATATGTAGCAGCATAAACTGATGCCTTAATATTCAACCCTTGTGCTACGCTATCAACATATGCTTTATTAGCAGCATCGGTATCACCTGTTGGAGCTCCAACACTTGTGATTCTCTTACTAGAGACATCAACAGTACCATTACCAGATGGAACAAGTACAACATTTATGTTAGCTGCACCAGTTGCTGTACCTGCATTAAGAGTTAGAGGAGTATTAGCAAATGCAGTTACTGTATTAGAAACAAATCCAGTGTTTGATGTGATATTACCATTAGCAGAAACAGCACCAATTATGTCAACACCAGTTGAACTAAAAATTACAGCATTAGCGTATCCAGTGCCTGGACTGAATCTAATATTACCGCCATTATCAATATGGATGTTACTAGAACCGTTAGCAAGATCACCAACAAAGTTTAATGCTTCTACATTGCCTGTAAAGTTAGCATTAGCACCTTGTAAGAAGTTAGTGATATTAGCACTATTAGCAAATACATAGTTAACACCATTGATGTTGCCACCAGACATTGTGATGTTGCCACCAGCGCCTGAAGTAGTAATGTTACCACCAACACCCAAGTTATTTGTAACATTAGCGTTAGCATTTAAGAATACGTTGCCACTAAAGTTAGCAGTATTGCCGGCTAGTTCTAAGTTAACTGTTAAATTATTAACTGCTAAGTTGCTGCTGATATTAGCATTGCCAGTATTAAGAGTTGTAATATTGGCAGTATTAGCAAATAATGTGTTACCAATATTAGCGTTATTATTTACTTGTAAATTGTTATTTACATTTGCATAGTTAGCATATACATAACCAGTATTAGCATAGATATTAGCATTAGCAGTAATATTTGTATTTGCTGTGAAATTATTCGCATTAAATGTACCAGAAGATGTAATATCACCAGGAGCAGTTAACTTACCGTCTGTACCAAATGTCCAAGTGTATGTACCACCGGCAGTAACTGTTACATTACCATTAGCCTGAGCAATATAAACATTACTATTGCCATTTTGAATTTCATTGATATTAGCAGTTGAAGACCAGATTAAGTTACCTGATCCGTCTGTCTGTAGAACTTGACCGTTACTACCACCATAGATATGTACATTACCAACATTACCTAATTGTACATTAGCATTACCGGTATAGAAATCAACTTTAGTATTTGCAGTTAGTGTTGCAGCATTTACATAATTAGCAGTAGCTAAGTTACCTAAATTAGCATTTAATGATGTTAAGTTGCCAGTGAAATTAGCAATATTACCATTTAATGTGCCTGTTAGATTTGCATTATCAACAGACAATGTGTTTGAAGTAGCATCAAATACAAAGTTTGCGCTACCACTTAATGTATTACTAGCATTAGCAAAAACAATTTGTGTATTTGATAAGTTTGTATCTTTGATGTTAGCAGCAGTTAATGTGTTAACAATGTTAGCATTAGCACCAACATACAAGTTGCTTTGAACATTTGCAAAGTTAGCATAGATATAACCAGCGCCACCGCCGGCATTAGCATAAACGTTACCATTTGCTGTTACATCGTTCGTAGCAAATAAATTGTTAGCAACAAAGTCATTGCTTACTGCAATACTAGTAGTATTTGCTCTGATATTTTGTGTACCAATATAGATAGAATTACCTGATAAGTACAAGTCTTTCCACATGTTTGAAGCATTACCCAATGTATATGTATTAGATACACTAGGGATTAAATTACTTGTTACATTAGTTGTAACACTTAAGTTACCAACAGTAGCAGTATTAGTTACGTTTAAGTTACTTGATACATTTATAAAGTTAGCAGTACCTAAGTTACCTAGATTAGCATTAAGGGCAGAAATATTACCACTGAAGTTAGCAGTATTACCTTGTAAGTTAGTAACAATATTAGCATTACCGCTTACTAATAAGTCAGTTGCAACATTTACATAGTTAGCAGTTGCCAAGTTACCTAAATTAGCATTAAGAGCATTGATATTACCACTGAAATTACCAATATTACCATTTAGATATTGTGTTACATTTAAGTTACCTGTGATATTTGCAAGACCAACAACACTAAGGGTATTAGTAGATTGAGTGAATTGAAAGTTTGCACTAGCACCAAAATTACCATCATCATAATACTGAATATAGCCATTAGCACCCGCTGGGTTTGACATGTCCCATGGTGCGCCATTACTATAATATAGATTATCTGTTAAAACACCCCAACTTGCATTGGAATTTGATATGTTTAAGTTGCCACTGAAGTTGGCAAAGTTAGCTACTAAATTACCGTTAGCGGTAATGTTACTAGCTGTTACATCACCATTCGCTTGAATGATGACTATCTGTGGATCGTCGCCTATTGAAAATCCGCCGAGTGAGTTAAGTGCTCTTAATGTTGAAGCCATTCTAATATCCCCTTATATACTTTATTTATCATTTGTTATAATAATTCGCCGTATTTGGTAATTAACATATTATAATTACAAGACGAATTTGACCTAGGAGTGACCCTAAGTACTAAGCTAGGTGGCATTAACACATTCCCTGCATCAAAAGCCACGTTAAAATTACCCACTCCGCCGTTTATTTCTAAGCCGGCATACTTATTATAATCAACTTGACTACCTAAAATAGTAGATGAAATTTTCACAGTTGTTCTGGTATTTCCCGTTGTATCAGTAGAAATAATCATAAAATCTACTGCTGAAACTTGATTTGAGGGCACTGCCCAAATAATTTGATTTGCAGTAGTACTAGTTGTTCTTGCACTATACACTGTGCTTGTGGCAAAACTATAAATACCTGCGCCAATAGTCATAGTGTTTGCAACTAATGGTCCAGCTACGGTTAATGTATCAGTTGAATTATTATATGTAAATTTAGCACTACCAGCAAATGCACCACCGTAATTAAACTGTACGGTTGTGTTAGGGCCACCTGGAGTTCCACCTCCACCGTTACCACCTCCACCATTGACCCAAGCTAGATTACCTTGACCGTCTGTACTCAACACTTGCCCATTGAATCCACCAGTGATGTGAATATAAGATACGTCGCCTAAATTGGTATTTGCCCCGTTAAACGTAACATTACCATTTGCTATAAGATTTCCAGTAGTTATACTGACATTTCCTATAATACTTGCATTACCTTGTAAGAACAGATTTCCACCTGAAATTCTATTTGTTGAATTAAGATTACCTGCTGTTGCTGTTCCTGCAACTTCTAGTGCTACTAGATTGCCCACGCTAGTTATATTTGGTTGAGCATTTGCTGTAACATGTGCTGCTAAAGGAACGCTTCCTACTAAGTTAGCAGCAGACAAATTTGAAAGATTTCCACCGTCACCTGTAAAGCTACCAGCTTGTACTTCCCCTGCAACATCTAGGTTTATTAGTGTACCGACACTAGTAATATTAGGCTGTGAACTATATCTTACTGTATTTGCTGTTGTAGCATTGCTAGCTACACCTGTTAAATTACCCACAAACGTTACTGCATTTGCTTGAAATACCGACAAAATATTTGTATTTTGATCATATGTGAATCCAGCATCACCTGCAAAAGTTCCAGCATTGTTAAACTGAACTTGAGTATTACTGCCACCAGGACTTCCATTCCCGCCACCACCACCTGTGGGTGCAGTCCATGTTAATGTGCCTAATCCATCAGTCTGTAATACATAACCATTCAATCCACCTAATATAGAAACATTGGCTACATCACCCAATGAAGTAGTACCTAATATATTGAGGTTTTGTGTAGTTAGAAAATTTGTATTACTATTAAATGTAAGATTAGCACTTGCACCAAGACAAAGATTGTTGTTGAATAATAATTGTGTGTTTGAACCGGGAATAAAAGACTGGCCGTTAGCATAGCGTAGATTATTTGTAAGAACTGTATTAGCTAGTACATAATCACTATTAACATTTCCTACAACGGTTCCTGTAGAATTTACTACAGGGACAGGAGGTATACCAACTGTGTAACCGCCTAAAGTGTTAAAAGGTTCTGATGCCATAAATATTCCATTATCTTATAATGTATTTATGCTTGACCAATATTTAGTTAGAATGGGTTGGATGCTGAACTAGTTGGGCTAGCGTTGGCTGTTATTGTATTTTTGTAATATGAACTATCTGTCAAATATGATGAATTATTTACAGTATTCAGCATCAAATTTGTACTGGCTATAGTATTTGTTGGGTTTGACGGATTACCATTTTGGTTACTAGTTTGAGTTATAGATAACGGACCTGTAGGTGCTGTAAAATTGCTAGTGTACGCAGCAACGCCGTTCATTACCCTAACGTTTGATATAAGACCATACGCATTTTTACCGTTAGTTTGTCCGCCAATAACTGTAGTACCAATTGGGTTTATGTAAGTCGTTACAGTTGCTAATGTTGTACCAGTGCCGTTTACATATAGTTTAATAGTAGTCCCGTCATAAACTAATGCTAAATGATACCAGGTGCCAGTTGTAAGCGTAAAACTAGTACCGTTGACTAGATTCCAACTTTGACTAGTGCTAGACATATACACTAATAAGTTATTCCCTGTGCCATCTAATGTTAGTGATACTGCGGTATATCCGTCGCCGTCAGCAGTTTGAAATATCCTACCATTTGCTTGTCCGGATCCACTTGGATTCCACCAAAGTTCAACTGTGAATGGATTAGAATAAAATGTTGTATTAGAAGTTGATGTAGCCTCACCCCCATTAGTTGGAGTATGATTGAAACTTGAACTATCAGTTAAAAAACTTGCACCAATTGGGGTGTTTAATAATAAACTAGTTTGTGTTCCTGTAATAGCATTACTTGGACTACCGTATATATTTTCTGATTGTGTGCTTGGGAATGGTAATGTAGATGGTGTAAAATTTGTTGTATACATTGCAGTACCTTTAACTATTCGTAAATTAGTAATATACTGAACTGCTTTGTAAGTTGTGCTATTGCTTGTGGCATCTTTTGTCCCAATAACTGCACTTGTGGTGCCGGGGTTTTGTGCTGCTGTTCCAAAAGAATTATTAACATAATCCGCAACACCATTTACATACATGGTAAGTGTACTTCCTGATCTTACTACCGCAATATGAGTCCAAACGTTTAGAGTAACAGAAGTTGCTCCTGTATAAGTAGTCCCGTTGAAGTAAAAAACTTTTCCAGTAGAATTGATGCCCCACACCCATGATGCAGCAGTACCTCGGTTAACCCTAGCATCAAATACCCCTTGACCTCCTGATGTAAAAGCGGTAGGTTGTATCCAGGCTTCAAGAGTAAAATCTCCAGTTAAATTAAATGCTGTAGAACTACTAGGTAAGGTTAGATATGATGTGACAGTTGGGTCAAAAAATAAGCTACCACCAGTACTAACTGGTGTACTAGCGTTATAAGTTACAGTTCCGGTAGGAGTAAGAGTAAAGTTATTAGTACTATCATCAGTTAAATATGCTCCACTTGATGCTACATCTAATAATAATTGTGTACCAGTAACAGCGGTTAAAGCAGTTGTAGGCGGAGTAAATGTAAATGAATATACTGACTGCCCCTTAACGATGCGAACATTATTAACGTAAGAATTTGAAGGAGCAGGTTGATTGCTAGCCGTACTTAAATACAAATTCCCACCAGTGCCCATTGTAAATGTTAGTTTAAATGTTCCAAACAATACCCCATTTAAATAACAACCAATATAACTTCCTGTTCTAACCATCGCAAGATGATACCATGTGTTAAGTGAGAATGGCGTAGTTATTGCGTTAGAAGTGACACCTCCATTCCCTACATAATAATAAATATTAGTACCATTGGGCAGGAATCCATATATTGGATTTGTATAGCCAATACTCCACCCCTGTTGAAGTATAGGGCCCCATCCATTTGGATATGATAAAGCATAATACCAACATTCTACAGTCCAATCACCTGCGCCGGCACCTAAATTTAATGCTGCGCTAGCAGGATATGACACATAACTATTATTAGTACCGTTAAAATATATACTCCCACCGAGTGGTGATTGATTAGTAGTATCTAGTCCACTAGTAGTTGTACTCAAGAACTGTGTAGTACCATTGAAGGATATACTGCCAGAGATTGCTTCTCCTGACATTTGTGTACCAGTTGGTATTGTTAAATCTGTTATTATTGCGGTCATGGTTTAGAATACGAATGGGTCTAATGTAGCGGAAGTAGCAGTACCAACATTAGTTATTTTTAGATTATTTATAGAACTATCTACTAAAAAGTTAGTACCAAACGCTGTGTTTAACAGTAAACTAGTTTGTGTACTTGTTACAGCGGCTGATGGTGCGCCACTTTGATTTGCTGCTTGAGAATTATTTAATGGTCCTGCAGGGGGAACAAAGTTGCTGCTGTATACTGCTAGTCCTTTGACTACACGCAAATTTGATAAGTAAGCATTTGAATAATATACACCAGCACTGCTGCCGCCAATAGTAACACCAGATTCGAGACAGTTAACACCAGCTGATACTGGGGTTGACCCTATGCCGTTTACATAGGCAGTAACTGATCCGCTCGTTCTCACAAATGCTACATGAAGCCATCGTCCCGTTGTAATAGGAATATCTGTAAAATAAGAAAAAAATTGAGTGCTAAAATATAAAGTACCAGTAGTAGCACTATCTCCATATGCGCCAAATCCGAGACAATTTGAAGATCCATAATATGGCCCAACTAGATGTTGATATCCCAATGATAAAGAATTATAATATACCCAATATTCAACTGTAAAATCTCCGGTGCCAAATGCAAGAGTGTCTGCCGCACTTGAATTATACAAATACTGACTTGTACCATTCAATGACACACTACCCGGATTAGAAAGTATTGTATAATTCTCTGTGAACGGATTGAATGGATTACTTGTAGCAGTACCAACATTAGTTACAGTAAACGCATTAGTTGAACTATCAGTTAAATAACTACTATTACTTGGAGTAGTTAATAACAAACTTGTCTGTGAACTTTGTACTGGACAACTGGGTATACCACTTTGATTAAATGTTTGATTATTAGTAAATGGCCCTGATGTAGGTATGAAGTTTTGTGTATATACTGCTGCACCTTTGACAATGCGGAAGTTAGAAATATAACCATTGTAATATAAAGGACCATTATTATAATTGCCAATCCATAACGGAGCCCCGGATGCCGATCCTCCTCCTGCATAAGTACCTTCTAATATACCATTTAAGTATAATTTAGTATTAGTACCATCATATACAAGTGCTACATGATACCAATTATTTACTGTAATTGTAGTATTTGATATTATTACAGGGCCCACAGAACTCATATCAACATATAATTTTCCGGGAATTCCACCGCTACCTATACCTAAACCCATAAATCCAGATTGAAGTTCAGCCCAAAGAAATCCATTTGTTATGTTTGTTGGATAAAACCAACACTCCCAAGTGAATATACCATTTTGGTCAAATGCGGTATTTGATGCTAAACTTAAGTATTGACTACTACCATTAAAAAATATACTTCCCGGCGTAAATATACTACCATTACTATTGAATGGGTTAGTTGAATTACTTGTTAATGTATAAGTTGACTTTGGATAATTACCTGTGGTTTGTTGTGTTAATGTGACACCATTGAATGACCCATCAGTAAGAAAATTATTATTGTAGGGCATGTTTACTAATAAACTTGTTTGGTTACTACTAATAGATTTTGACGGTGATCCAATTGTGTTTGGTGCTTGTACTGCTGGTAGTGGTTGCACTGGTGGAGTAAAATTACCTACATTATAAACTGACACACCATTAACAATACGAACATTACTTATGTTACCTTTAAAAGGTCCTGCGCCGTTACTACCAATACCGATATATACTGATTGTGAAGCGGGTGATACTATAGGACTAGTAAATGGTGCACCTGATTGTGTAGCAAAATTGTATGGATCGGGACCAGATGATACTAACTTACCATTAATAAACATATTAGTAACTAAATTTTGTCTGCACACAGCAACGTGTGTCCAGGTGTTAGCAGTGATAGTTCCTCCACCAATAGTAAACAGTGATGGGTAATTTAATCCAGATGTTGCAGGTGGATAAGCACTACTGTTATAGTAATTAACATAACGTAATCCGTTGTTGTAATAAACTAAAGTGCCTTGATTAGCACTACTTGATGGTCCATGATCCATCAGATAAATTGTACCACTAGTCCAATTTGTTGCTGTAGGGTATATCCACATTTCCCATGTAAAATCATTGGTACTATAATTAAATTGTGTTGCTCTTGCTATAGACAAATATTGATTAGTACCGTTAAACAATATACTACCTGAATAAGTACCCGGGCCCAAAGCACTTGAGGTTGGGCCATTTACAGCAGTTACTGTTTGAGCATAACTTGAAGTATCAGTTAAGTAACTACTATTATTAGGAGTAGTTAATAACAAACTAGTTTGCGTACCAGTAATTGCTTGATTGTATCCAGATAAATTTAAACTTTGTGTCGATGTTAATGGCGGGGTAGGAACGGTAATATTTGGGGGGACATATAATGCTACCCCTTTAACGATACGTATGTTGCTTAAATATCCATTGAATGCATATGATGGGTCACCGGTAATATAACTAGCAGGCATACCAAATTCCCACGGCTGGGCTTGATTAACTGTAGGGGTAACACTAGGAGTAGTACTAACTAATACTCCATTTAAATATAAATAATAACGATTTCCATCTGATGTATCTTTACATAAAGCCACATGATACCAAGTGTTTAATGATATTGTACCAGTGGGCCAACTACTCATGTAAACCCAACCCAAATCTGTAGTGTAAAATTGTGCTTGTAAAACATTAGTGTTAACTGTTACTTGACTATTATCACCGGATAATATAGAAAAAAGCACATTTTGACCATTACCCTGATTTAAAAAATATTGTGGGGTACCACTACGTGCATGTTCACTAGCATATATCCAACATTCTACAGTCCAATTTGGTGATCCTGTAGTTATATCTAATATAGTACCGTTTGCTCCGGACCCAGTTCCACTAGTAACTACTGTTTGATTAATTCCGTTAAATGATATACTTCCGTAAGGTGGTGACAGAACCGTATTATTAAAACCAGTTGTTAAATTTGATCCAGAGATTTGTATTGACATAATGTATTTATGCTGAAGTTATAGCCAACAAAAAAGGCACCGTAGTGCCCTTTAAGTAAACTTCCCATCCCGAGGGTAAAAAGTTTGATTCCGTTTTTATTGGAATGTAAGGTTCTGAACAGCTATCTCTCCCACATAGTCAGCAGCGTTACCGAATGATGACGCTGTGTTTGTTAATTCGATGTAACCATAACGAGTCATAAATGACACGACTGGTTCGAATGTTGATGGATCTAGAACAACACCACTGCTCATCAATGGAATGTATGGGCAATAGAATGCTGCTGCATCAGTTTCTGATGAACCTTTGTAACCAACCAATACTGGTTGTGTATCAGGTGCATAGCTGTTTACGAATACACGCATAGCGCCATTCAATGTACCAACGAACTTAGTGTTAGTTGGAGCTTCGAATGTACCTTCTGTTGTACGAGCAAACGCTGAAGTAGTTGCAGATTGCAATACTGTCAATGATGCTGGAGATACAACAGCCCAGTTACCAGCACCACGACGGGTACGTTGAGCGATCAAGTTAGCAACACGGTTGATAAGAACAGCTAGAGCAGCGTGTTCGTCACCAACGTATGTAGCTGTACCGGATACAGTAGCTTGGTTGTATGTGTACTCAGTTGTAGCTAATGTAGCAAGAGACAATAGAATTTCTTGGTCGATTTCAGCAGTAATTTCTTGTGCTAATGCGGCCATGATTTCTGCTTCAACGTCAATCCCGTGTTGTGATTGTGCGTCTTGAGCAGCTTCGAATGTCCAACGTGCTTGTAACTTACGTGACTTAGCTTCAACAGCTTGACGCAAGATTTGTACACTGATTTGCTTACCACCGTTACCTTCAAGCGCAGCAGTATCGTTACCAGTATAGTAACTTGTGCTTGTATCAGCTTGAGGTGTACGTGAATATGCTTGAGCAATCAAGAATGGACTTAATGCTTCTTGACCAGCTGTAACGCTAGTTTGTGCAGCACTGTTGTCTGTTAATGATTGAGCATAACGAACACGTAATGTGTGGATCTGACCAACTGGGCCTGTCATTGGCTGAACGCCTACCAATTCGTTAGCGATAACGGTTGGCATGACACGACGGATAACTGGAAGAATCACACGGTTTAATGTAGCGATGTTACCAGCAGTTGTTGTACCGGCTGAACTTTCAGCAAGTAGTTGCTTTTTGGTGTTTTCTAAGATAACACCCATTGTTGAACGGCGAGTTCCTTTTAGACCTTCTAACAGGGCTTCCTTGGTCTCGTTCCAACGGCCTTCTAATAATACTTTTGACATTTTATATTCTCCTAATTTATGTCGATTTATAGCCCTGCCAGGCGTTTGATATCGATAACGTTATCACGTTGTTCCATATCTACTTCTTGTGGTTTGGCAGATTTATCACCAGTAACTTCTTGAACACTTTCACGGAGCATAGGCTTAGTAGCTTTCTTCTCTGTTCCGTTGTTTAGAACTGCTGGTAGATACTTATCGAAAGTGCTTTGCAACTTTGGTGTTTGCACACTTTCTAGTAAGTCCTTCATTACAGATGCTTTCTCTGCGTTTAATGGAGCAAGTAAATCACTCATCATTTTTTCACGCTGATTAGACTCTTTAATAATACGAACTTCACGTTCCTTAGATTCAATCAATTTTTTACTTTGATTGAGTACTGTCATGGATTCGGCTAATTGTTGGTCTTTCAATTGTAGAGCATTCATTAGTTTACGTGTTTCAGCTTTATCATTTAAATGAGTAACACTAAACTCGCTTGCGAAACTTTCAAATATTCTACGTCCAAAATTGTTCTCACGAGCAACCTTGATATCTTCCTTCAACTGTCCTAATTCACCCTTTAGATGTGATGTTACAACGGTGTTCAATCTCTTAGCAGATTCAGTCACGAAACGTGATTTTAATCTTTCTAATTGTTGACGACCTTCTGCAACTAACTTAACCTTAGCTTCTACAACGGCTTGTTTGTCTTGTGTGAATTCTTTAATTTCACGTGCTAGTGCATGAACAATAAATTGTTCAAGTTTTTGCTGACTTTCCATTTGTAGTTTGCGTTCGCTACGTAATTCTTTAATTTCTTCAGCTAGTTTAGTAACCATAAAATCATTGAATTTTGTTGCGCTTTCACGCAATTGTTGTTTAGCTTGTACGCGGTCTTCGTTCATTGCCTGTCTTTCAGATTGAAATTCTTGAATTTCTTCTGATAAACTTTCTGTAACCATTTTATCTAGGGCTTCTACCATCACGATTCTGTCATGTTCATAACGTTGTGCGAATTCTTCACGTAATTCAACACGTACTTGCTCACGTGCCTCTTGTAACTTAGATTCCCATGCTTCATTTAGAGCCTGGCCTACATCTTCGTTAATAAGTCCACTTTCAAGTAATGGCTTGATAGCATCAAACATGCTGTTTCCCCTTTATTTAATTTTGAGATCATTGATGAGGCGCATTACTTCCTCCTTCAAATATTTCTCTACTTTCTTGTTGCCCTGAGCATCTTTTGCTAAATCCAACAATCTATAACCATGACGCATATTCATCATGCCTTCATATATTGCTTTAGGATAAGCATTAGGTGCACTTGGTTGTGCAACAATATCCACGGTGACTATTTCAAAGTCACTTACTTTGCCGCTCATGTCGTCCACGTTACCGCTACCACGACTTGATACGCCGAGTTTCACACCACTCTCCAACATAGTAGACACTAATTGTCCCATTGGGGTTGGTAAAATCTTTAATTTGCCAAATCCATTGGCGCCGTCCATCCACATGTTTGTAATCATATGTGATACACGGTCTAAATTAATCTTTAAGTCATCAGGGTGATCTACTTCACCTAAAACTGAATGACCTTCTTGAATCTGTTGATTAAGCTGTTCTACGGCACTTTCAATTTCAGAAACAGGGTAAACACGCTCATTTGCGTTCTTTACCCCGCCCTGAATGAATATCCCTTTCATATAAAGGGACTTCAAGCCGCTATCACCTTCTTTTACCGATTCAACAACAATGCTGGCACGGTCAAAAGTTAAGTGCTCCTTGAGATACAAAGCCATTCTCTCAGATTCCTTATATTCTACGCTTTACTGTCTTGCGTGATTCAGCTACAGGGCTCTTGGTGTTTGTACCACTAGCTTGTGACTTAGATGGAGCAGGAGCCTTCTCTAAGTCAGCGTTGTTTTGTGCAGGAGAGTTTTTAAATGATCCAGCACCTTTTACTTGTGACTCGCCTTTTGAGTAGAAGTTGCTAGGTCCTTTAGGACTTGTAGGAACTGACTCACTTGCGCCACTGAACTTTACTGGACGACTATCCATTCCAGCTTGTCCACTGTTTTGTAAACTTGTGCTTTTTGTGTTTTGACCATTGTCACCATGAGTTACAGAAACTTTCTTTAGTGTAATTGCTTCCATCATAGCTTCTTCGTCATCACCCATAGCCATTTCTTCGTCACCCATAGCCATTTCGTCATCAGCATCTGCCATGTCATCATCGGCCATTTCGTCATCATTGTTGCCCATGATTTCTTCGAATTCAGCCATCAACTGGTCTAACTTATCTTCAATGCTTACTAAACGATCTTCGACACCTTCTTCACCCATGTCATCGTCACCTTCAATGTCAATGATATCTTCGTCACCATCATCATCAAAGTCAATTTCGTCATCTTCTTCTTCGGTCATGCCTTCTTCTTCAGCACTGATTTCGTCCATCATCTCACCTACTGGGCCGCCTGGGTCGTTCATGCCTTCATCCATTTCATCGTTCATTATATCTTCATAGATTTCGCGGCTTTTTTCAACTACGATATCGTGGAATAATGCACGGGCTTGTTCTTCGTTCTCATTGATAATCAAATCAATAAGTTGTTCAAATTTTTTGTGATCCATTGTATGTTTCTCCTAAGTAATGGCTTTGTAGATTTATTTAGTGAGTATTCACCAAATGTGTGCTATAAGCACGTATTTTTTACGTTTTTAGGAGAACTATAGAAATTTTACGCTGGTGGAGCGCCGGCTTCGGGCTTAACACCATATTGTTCGTGTACTTTTTTGATGTACTTTGCTTTTTCAAAATTACGAACATCTAACATTTTTCTAAGTTTGCGTATTTGTCTTAGTGTTAGTTTTGTCTTGCGACTTTCTTTCCACTTTGGTTTGCTGTTGTCCGCTTCGGTATCTTGGTAGCCCTCTACGGCGGGGTTAAACATTTCAAAGAGTTTCATAGATATGTATTTATCTTACATTGCATTACCGGTAGGGGCAGGCATTCCACCAGGTGTGTTTCCAGCATCTGTGACAGGACCAGCAACTTCTGGTCCACCTGCTGCTGCTGCACCTTCTTCTGGGGCGTTTTCAATATTATCTGCTGTCTCTAGGTCACTATCTATGTCACCTGCACTAACGCCAATGTTACGTAGATCGCTACTTTCTGGCTCAACTTCAGTTTCTTTGCCGTTTTCTTCACGCCACATTTTCTCGTTCTTGTTGATTTCTTCTTCACTCAAGCCCAAGAATCGTTCTAGTGCAAAACGTTTACTCATGTAAGGGAATGCTTCCATAGCACTAAACGTAGTAACACGGGCAGTATCTAACTCACTTTGACGATAAGCAGCAAAGTTTTGAGGTGGATTAAACTCTAATGTGAATAGTCCACTGTCAATATTGAACCCTCTCCAACGCAAGAATAACTTGAATTCTTCATCTAATTTGTGGCTCAAATACTTCTGTAGTCGTTCGCAATATTGATTGAAACGGAACTCTTGAATCATAGCAGTTCCAACACGACCGTCGCTTAATGGAGTAGTGTTGTCATCAGGACCAGTGGGCAAGTAACTACTTGGGACACGCAAACCACGTGCTAATCTGTTATTGAAATACTTTAAGTCATCAATTTCACCAAGATTTTGTCCACCGGGTAATACTTCAACACTACTACCACGACCATCAGCAGTGACTGGGAAGAAATAATCTTCGTTCATACTTAATGGATTGTATGTAGCATCAACAATAGCTGAACCACCATGAACTGATGGAATACGTCTTTGATGTATCTCATTCTTAATACGTTCAACGAAAGCCATAGCCAAATGACTTGGCATGTTACCAACGTCAATCTTAAACATTCTACGTTCTGGAGCACGTTGTACACGATAGATTAATACCGCATCTTCTAATAATTCTTTTTGCTTGTAAACTTTGAAAATGTTTTCTAAGATGCTTTGACCAAAAGGCCAAAAGCGATCTAGTCCTTCAGTTAAACTCAAGTGAACAATGTGTTTAGCATCAATTGCACTTTCGCTTTGTCCTAATGTGAAACGACTACCGGTAGTGTTGTAGGGCATACTTGGAACAGTATAACCGCCACCACCACCGCCTCCTGAGCCGCCACCTGTACCACCTAAACCAGTTGCTGGATTAGCAGCAAAGTCTGAATTAGTTTTCTGTGCGACAGTAAGATTCTGTAAATTAATGTTAATGTCTTTGATAACATACTGTTCTGGCTTCTTGCCTTCACTTTCATTAACAATAACTTTAATAACTTTTGTATTATCAATCCAATATAACTTAAAGTTTTCTGGATCACGAACAAAAACTTGATCTCCATACTTGATAGTATTACGGAAGATTTTGAATGTTCTTGTTCCAAATTCGTTTAGTTTACACCATTGTTGTAGTTGTGTCTTAAGCAATTCTACTTCGTGAGGAGTTGGGTCCTCAGTGAATGCTAAGTTAAATGGTGTATCGTTGTGTTCGTTTTTCTGTGTGCTGAATTCACTAATGATATCTAAACATGCGTTAATTTCAGCATCAACGTCCATCATTTCATATTGGTTATAGCGTTCAATACGATTTGGGTGACCTGTATAGACTTCTGGAAGTCTACTCATGTAGTTTTTATAACCCATCTCGTGGTTATTCCAGCCACCGGTACTTGAACCATTTTGTCCAGGACTACCATTCCAGGCACCACTATTACTATTTCCACCACCAATTGGGCTGGAGATACCACTTTTATTCGTAAAACGTTTTTTGTAGGTCATAATATTATCTAGTATTTAGCGTTAAACCTTAGAATACATTAATAATTTTGATTGTGTGTCATTGCTATCGCTAAGTTTTGAAATCATAGTATCTAATTTTTCAGCAAGCATTTCCATAACATCAGTATTCATTGAATAAATTTCTTTGATAGTGTCGCTAGTTGATGATGAAGATGATGCACTTGCAGATTCCATTGAGGCTGCAGGAGTTTTGCCTAATTGTTCCAAAATACTATTAGGTGATAGTGGGGATATTATTTCGTTGCCGTGTAGTGTAGCAGGATAACCAGAATTTGGACCATCTACTATACCTCCTTTTTCTGCTGATATTGCTTTGGATCCCAAATCGTCAAACTGTGATGCTTTTCTAAATTGTTCTTGTAAATGTGATCCTTCTTTATCAAAATCTGATGCTTTGTGTCCTAATCCAGCAACAGTGTTTAATACATATTTTAATGCAGCATTAGAATCCGTCATGGAATTTAAATCTTTTAGTGCAGTAGATTTTCCACCTCTAGTAGAAAACAAGTAACCTGCAAGAGCAGCAGATGCACCAGAAAAATCTTCTGCCACTTGATCAGGATCTTTCACAAAGTCTTTGCCAACTTCTTTTCCAACTTTTTCGTATACTGATCTACCTGTTATTCCAATAAACCCACGACCACGATATTTGTAAGCATCACCTGGATTTTTATTTGTACCCAATCCACCATAAACATAATCAAAGAATTCTTCATCTCCTTTACTCCAAGCAGCGTTCAATGCATCTGCGGGAACGCCGGTATCTCCAAATCCTTTCTCTTTTGCTACTCTGCCACCTGGTTTTAATTGAGGGAAAACTTTCCAAATATAATCTAGACCTTTACCTGCTAATGTTTTCAGATAAGCAGCAGCGCCTGATTCTTTTGCCGATGGATCTAACCCTGACTCTTTTGCAGCCGTTTGAACAATGGCTTTCTTTGCCACTGGGTTCGTAATACCATACTTGTCTAATTCATTGGCCAGTTTAGCTGCATTTCCAGTCATGTCAACTTTTCCTGACTTACTTTTTTCTGCTGTAGGAATCTTTCCCGCGGTTGACGGTGGTGCTCCGCCTCCGCCACCGCCTCCAGATATGGGCGCAGATGATGCTGCGGCTGCTGCAGGTGCTCCACCTCCACCTCCGCCACCTCCACCTCCGCCCCTTCCACCACCGCCACCTGCGGATGCTGCCGGTGCTGCTGATTTAGCTGCTGCTGCAGGTGCTCCGCCACCGCCACCTGCGGATGCTGCAGGTGCTCCGCCACCGCCACCTGCGGATGCTGCCGGTGCTGCTGATTTAGCTGCTGCTGCAGGTGCTCCGCCACCACCGCCTCCACCAGAAGGTGCTGCAGGTGCTGCTGATTTAGCTGCTGCTGCAGGTGCTCCGCCTCCACCGCCTCCACCAGAAGGTGCTGCAGGTGCTCCGCCTCCACCGCCTCCACCAGACGGTGCTGCTGCTGATGCTGCTGCAGGTGCTCCGCCACCAGCCCCACCGCCAGACGATGATGCAGGTGCTCCGCCGCCACCTCTACTTGCAGGAGCTGTACCTCCTTTTAGACCTGATGAAAAAGAAGCAAAGGCTTCTGCCATTTCTTTTGTCTTTTTAGGGTCAATATCAAGTTTAGAAAAATCAACAAATTTTTGTATAATGTCTTTTTGACCAAATAGTTTTCCTATACCATCACCAATGTTACCAATTGTATTACCTATTGCAGCAGATGCTTGACCTACACCTCCCATAGCAAATGCTGCGCTAAATGCACTAAATGCTTCAGCATTTGATTTTACTTTAGGCCCATCTATGTCAAGTTTAGAGAATTCAACTAATTTATCTATTGGTGTTTTGCCACCGAAGAAAGCAGTTAAGCCCTCAGACATATTACCAATGATGCCACCTATACCTGCTGCTGCTCCACCTGCACCAAATACTGCCAATCCTTGACCTAATCCGATCATACCGTCACCGGCATCTTTTAGTTTAGCACCATCTAATTTTTCAAAACTTTGGATACCTTCCATTAATGTTGGCAATGTTTTTCCCAGTATCCAACTTGCACCTGCAATGCCTGCGCCTATTGTAGCAATCATTGCTGCGATTGAGGCACCCAATGTTGTTGCACCAAGAAGAACCATTGGATTAGCAAATGCTTTCAAGAAGCCAGCAGCACCTTCACCCACTCCTGTTCCTAGTTTAGCTAATGCAGGGCCTGCATCGCCAATCATAGACATTACTTTGCTTCCACCAGCACCGCCTGGTGCGGCAGCGCCTGCCATACTGCTCATTGCAGCAGTACCGGCTTGTTTTTTCATATGTGATTGTAATGCTGCTCCTGCTAATGCTTTACCATTTTTTCCTGTTGGCACTGTTGAAGCAGCGGTTGAAGCAACTGAAGAACCGGCAGTTTTTGCTACGTCTGGTAATGATGATGCTCCTTTACCAAATACACCTTTAATACCTTCTTTCAGTCCACCGGCTGAGCCAGCAACTGCCTTGACTGTTAAAACTGACAAGGCAGTTGCTGCAAATATACCTATTGCTGCTGTAGCCGTTGCTAAATTAAAACCAAATCCTTGAAGTAATGGATTTGTTGCTGCTAGTGCTTCGTCAAATGCCACTGTAGTTTTAATCGTAGCAGTAGTTACCGCGTTTCTAGCTTTTTCTGCATTATCTTCTGCTGACTTGCCGCCTGCTGTTTTATCTCCCTCAACAACACCTTTCACTGAATCTGTAGCTGATTTATTTCTATCAACGTCACTTGTTCCAGCAGTCATACCTGTTCGTGTTACAGATTCTTGCTCTAATCCAACTTGTTTACCTAACTCTGCGCCTCCGTATTGTAATGCCGTACCAAGCTGATTTATTTTTTCACTTTGCTTTCCCTTAAAAGATTCAGTAAATTCTGCTGCACCTTCTCTAGCTTGTTCTTTGGTTTTACCTTTAAATCCCTTTTGAACTTGATCCGCAGATATACCTAAATTAGCTAAACCAGCAGTTGATGCATCAAACGTACCGGTACGTGCTACTTTTCCTACTTGTAATCCGGCTCCTTTACCAAGTGTTGCAGTTACTTGAGTAATGTATTCTTTTCTAGCATCTTGCTCTTGTTGCAATGCAGCCGCTTCATCATTTCTGCCTTCTTTTTTTAGTTTGCGTATCTTATCATCTTCTAAACGAGTAGCTATTACTTCTTCATACTCTAGCATTGCTGCTTTTTGATCTTCTTGAAGTTGATCAGCATTCTTACCGGTTAACGCTGATAAACGCAATAAGTTTTGTGAATATTCTAATGATGCTTTTTTTAGTGCGTCACCATTTTTAGCTTGATCAGCCAATGACTTACCGGACATTGTTTGTAGTGCAACATAGTCGGCTTGTTGATTCATCAATTCTTCTTGGCTTACTCCCATTCTTTGGAATGCTTCACGAGTTGCATCGGTTACAGCAACCATCTTCCCAAAGTTAAGAGCACCATCACCAAATTTATCACCCAATGCTATTAAGCCGCCACTAGTGCGTTTCATTGCATCTGTAAACTTCTTAGATTGTTCTAATGATAGTCCAGAAGCATGGACCATATCAACTACTTGTTGAGTTGACAATGCTCCGGCGTTACCTAATTTCTTTATCTCATCACTAGCTTTTAATGCATCATCTGCTTGCTTCATCTGCATAGTAAGCAGCTTAGTACTAACTTGTACTATCCCGCCTAATACTGCACCCAGTGGTCCAAAGTTTTTAGCTACAGTGGCAACTGCGCCTGCAGCAGAGTTTAAGCTATCACCAAATTTATTAAATCCACCGTCAGCACCATTTGTTAGTGCTTTACCAAAACTAGCCATTCCCGCTATAGCTTGGTTCTGCGCTTGCTCCATGCGCCTGTTAGCTTTGTCTATAATATCAGCAGCTTCTTTTTCCGCTTTTGCAGCTTCAGTAGTTGCATCACTAAACGTTTTTACACCAGTGCTGGCTTGGTGGGTACTGTCTCCCATATACCGAAAATGTTCGACAAGTTCCTTCATTACTCTAGCTAATTCTGCTGATTCTGCTGATTCTGCCATGTTATTATTCCGTTTTAATTTTAGCCACTTTTTAGATGCTAAATATCACTAGTATTTAGTATCGGGAAAAACCCGTTTTTTTATCAAAGGAATACAAACAATGTTAGCAAACAACCCATTAAAGCAATTTTTTCGCAGACCCTCAATTTATTTGAAATTACCTAGTGGTGGAGAGGGATACTCTACGGAAGTTTTGTCAATGACGGAAACTGGTGAAGTTCCAGTATACCCGATGACCGCGATTGATGAAATTACAGTAAGAACACCGGATGCCTTGTATAATGGTACAGCAATTGTAGAACTAATCAAAAGCTGTGTGCCAGCAATCAAAGATCCATGGCAAGTAAAAAGTATCGATGTAGATGCTATATTATTAGCAATTAAATCTTGCTCACAGGGTAATGATTTAGAAGTTGAATCTACTTGTCCAGCATGTACCGAAGCGGCTACATACGGAGTTAATTTGATTGGTATGCTACAAAATATTAAAAAAGTAGACTACTCTACTCCATTACGGTTAGGTGAAATGGAAATAAAATTTAGACCACTAATATACAAAGAAATGAGTGTTGCCGGAAAACACCAGTTTGAACTACAAAAAGTTTTTTCAAACATGCAAGCATTACCAGAAGAAGAACGACCTGCAAAGATGCATGAAGCAGTAGTATCAGTCACCGCAATCACAATGGATTTACTATCTCAAACTATTGAATATATAAAAATCAAAGATATGGTCGTAACTCAAACAGAATTTATATTAGAATTCTTGCAGAATTGTGATAAGAACATCTATGTTGAGATACGTGATTATCATGGTAAATTAAAAGATCAATCAAAATTAGAGCCACAAAAAATTAAATGTATTCATTGCCAGCATGAATATTCACAAGATATAGTAATTAACCAATCAGATTTTTTCGGTTAAGGCTTCTACACTTAGACCCTGAAGGTGTTCAGAAGCTGCTAGACAGCATGGAGAAAGAATGTACCGAGATAAGAAAAACGGCATTGACGTTATCTTGGTACATGAGGGGTGGTGCTTCATATGAAGATATCCTAAACATGTCCCATGAGGAACGTAAACTAGTAAATGAATTAATAGAAAACAATTTAGAAACTACTAAGAAAACACAAATGCCGTTCTTCTAATTGGTGCTATAGACGTAATTATTCATTTATCTAACATTGGGTTGTTTCATTAAGTGATGAACTTCGTTCATCTAAGCCCTCACTTCGTTCGGTCTTATTTTTCTACAATACAGTATTCTTAAAAACTTTATTGTATCGGATATATATTGCCGCTTTGAAGCCATGGTAGTGCAAATTTGCACTACCAATGGAAACTTGCCATGCCCGTCATCCTTTGCCATCTATTCCCCGTATAATTACCTATTTCTGATATTATACGCAACCGGTTGTCCTGTAGTGTTTTTGGGACTGTAGTGAAGCTATCAATGTCTTTCAATTGATTCTTCGACAACGCATGTTCTATATCCGCAAGATAGAGTTGGATATAGACTCATTGAAGGTTCGCTTTGACGAGAGCCTTCTCGGTTTTCCTTATCATTACTGATAAGCATACTCCAGATCCGTCAGCACAGCACTATCTGTACAAACTCAAGGAGGACTCACAAACTGAGCCAGCAAATTTTTATATATTAATTGTTAAAAGGGAATCTTTAATTTCTATTGACTTGGTGTCTATTGTACTAGAATATGTTTTAAGTAATTCAGTATTGTGTAAGAAGAAGCTATCAAATTCAAAAATCATCCAGTCTCCGTGTTTTTGTGATGTGTAATAAGTAAAGTTATCAGCAACCCATGTTAATTTGCTTTGTACACAAATATAACGACCTTTACGATTAAACTTCATAAAAAGAATGTTTAAATCATTTGGATCAGCTACGTCCATAAGTTGTCCGATCCATGCATCTATCACTTTACATTCCCCTGTAAGTAATAAATGAAAAGGAAAATCAGCATAAAACTTGCACTCAACATTCATTTTGGTAAATGATTGCCCGGGAACAATATCACCCTTGAACGAACGAATCTGTCCTTCGTGTAATACTTCTGTTCTACTTTGATTTTTTCCGCCCACATAAGCACCCGATCCAGGAGCACGAATGAAACTTTCACCATACTTATCTGAAAGATATTTGGCAATTTCTCTTTCGAAACCTGAACCTTTGTTTTTCTGTGGGCTTGACATAGACATATACTTATCCCTTAATATAGTAATTGCAATAAAAAACTGTTTCTTCAATGCAATTGTTTCCGTTCAAAGTTAAACAAAACTTAATATAATTATAGATATCCTCTAACTCAATACCAGTGCCTTCCCATTTATCTAGTCTAGGCCAAAATGCATCCCACCATTCGGGTTTCCAATGAGGATGCTCATCAGTATTTAATTTATCCATAGTAATCAATGTAGTTTTAAATTTAGCTTTACCTTGTTTAAATCCTTGTGTACCTTGTTTACTTGCTTGCTCTAATGCAGCTTTGGCAACACAATATGTTTTGTATCTTGGTTCAGGGGCAGGTATAACTTTTGCTCCAATCGATCCTATATTGAATATGTGACCACTTTTGTCTGCATTACGCCATGCTTCATACACAGCAAGATATACATTAACTTGTCCAAAATTAGCCCAATCTTCAGCAGGGGGCCCGTCAAATGCATTGTTGATAAACACATCGTACCCTAAACTTAACTTAGCAATTCGCTTTTGATCTTCTGGCTTAGTAATATCATACCCTTCAGAACGTCCTATACTGTCGGCTCCAAACTGTTCAGTTAAATATCTACCTAATCCTTTACTACCGCCGGTGATTAATACTTTCATTTTTTTCCTTAATTTATTTTACCACTCAGTGGCATAATTTTCTGTAACACGATTCTTATCACATTTCATTGTACATTCTAAACTATCTTTGGTAAAGTTTGTTTTCCAAAAATTATTGTTAATTACTTCATTAAGTAATGTATCATGTAAATTGAATTTCTTTCCAAGTTCTAACCAATCTTTATTGTGCTGATACCTATTAGCTACCCAACAGCATGGATAAAACTCTCCTTGGCTATTTATATACAAGCCCTTGTTACCTATCTGACACATGGGTTTTATCTTTTCATCTATTATATTAACATTCTTGTAAAAAGCCAAGTTAGTTTTAATCCATGGCTCTTTTAATTCTCTGTCTGATAAATTTATAAATTCTCGTTCAAATCTATGACTGGAACTCATTAGTTCTTGTTTAGGCTGAAGAATATCATATTCTCCATAGCTAGGATAAATCTTTCCAAATTTAGTACTCTTTGTTAATTGAAAATTATCAAAGCCAAGACTTTTAGCTAAGTCTGTCATGTAAGATATTTTATCTTCGTTAAATTTAAATCCAATAGCATCCCATACTAGCCAAGCATCAGAAGTTTTTGCAATGATATCTACCCCTATCATTATACTTTTCCAGTCACTGTTCACACGGTATATTTCATTACTAGTTTGATCCCATCCATCTAAACTAAAATGTACTTGATCATTAACCGTCAATACCTTAGCTAATTCAATCCACCAATCAGATTTTTTATAACTACCATTAGTTACTATTATAATACTAACATTCTTTATGGATTTTATATACTTTACGATATCAACAAAATCATGTGCATATATTGGGTCACCATCATCACCACAAAATGTAATTTTCTCTACATGATTAATGATGAATTCACTAGTAAAGTTTCGTTTAAAAAAATCTAAATCTAGTTCGGTATTTAACAAACTGTCGGGCATTTCTTGTCTAACACACCGTGGACAGGCAAGAGTGCATTTACTACTTACCTCTATGTGCCAATGCCATGCTGCTAACATTATTCAATATCCACTGCTGTGTTATAGCTTGTAAATCCATTTTCTTTTACAACCTTTAATACGTTTGGTACTCGTCCTGCTAATTCTTCACGATGACTTACTAACCAAATAGATTTTTGTCTACGACGGCTCATCTCTTTAAGAATAGCGATAGCGTTTTCAACACCCATTGTGTCTAATCCACTATCAATCAATTCATCAATAAACAACGTATTGATTGGGCTATATAGGTTCTCCCATACATCACGGAACGCAAAACTCAATCCTAGAATTAGTCGATTGCGTTCACCGCGACTTAAGTTATCAAAGTCAAGTTCACGACCCAATTCTGTAATCTCAACTTGTAAATCATTTTTAAATATTACTTGATGTGGTAATCCAATCTTATCTAAGTAATGTGTCAATCTACCATTCAAATATGATAGATTCTGGTCAATAATCTTTTTACGAACAAAGCTATCTTTACTGGTCAATATATCAAGTAAGAACTTCTGATGTTCCATGGTACGTGTCAATTGATTAATCTTATCAAAGTTAATCTCTTGCAATGCTTGGTTCTCCATTTCAGCAATCTGTTCACCATATGGATCAACCTCATCACTTTTCTTTTCAATATCTTTAATAAGATTTTCAAGTTGGCTACTATGTTTAATTGCTTGTGCTTCAGTATCATAATATGTTACTGGCATTGTACCTAAATCACCTAGTTCTTTTAATGTTTGAGTATGTTCTAAATATTGACTATTCGTTGCCAAAGCCTGCAATGAGGCTTCTTGTAGTGCCTTTACCTTCTCATCCAACACAGATTCATGCTTTTGATCATGGAACTCTTGTCCGCAAGCATAGCAAGTGTGATTTTTTAAATCATTAATTTCTTTTGTTAGTTTGTTTATTAACTTTTCTTCTTTGGCTTCATCAGCTATACAACGAGCAACCAACTTGTTAAGATCATCAATAGTCTTGCGCTTTTCATTGTATGCAGTTAAATCTTTGTGAGCCTGTAATTCTGCTATAATATCAATAGTGATTAACCGTTGATACTCAATAGCAAGTTTTTCTAAATCCTCATCATGCTTCATCTTCCACAATTTCTGTCTACGCTTAGTAGAATCAATTTGTTCTTTTACACGTTTGTTGGCTTCTTCAATTGCCTTTACTTTGAATTCTTCTTGCTGAATATCATCTTTGCTGTCTTTAACTAAGCCCTTAATGACTTCAGCCTTCTCAGATAGTAATGTGATACCCAATAGTTGTTCAATGATATCACGTTGTTCATTGTTTTTTAATGCGAGAAATGGTTCGGAATAAGTGTTAAGTGCTACGATATGCTTAAACATATCGCTACTCATGTGTATCACTTTTTCAATAGATGCTTGTGTTTCTTTGTTTTCACCCTGTGCATCATCCAAACCTTTTTGTAAATCACTATTCACATAAAAGCGTAGAATGTTTGGCTTACGCCCGCGTTCAATCTTATAATCAATACTGTTGACAGTAAACTCTAATGTTACCATCATGTTTTTGCCATTGGTGCGATTAACTAAGTTATCTTTACGAATACTGTTAATGGGAACACCAAACAATGCATAACTCAATGCTTGGATGAGAGATGTTTTACCCGTACCATTACGAGCACCATCACCACCTAAGTCTAGGTTTTCACCTAGAATGAGTGTTAGTTCTTGTCTGTCAAAGTTGACTGCTTGTGTTACTTGTCCGATTGATAAAAAATTACGTAGTGTTATATTCTTAAGTGTTATCATAGATTGTTATAAATTTCCAAGAGTATTCTTTTATCAAATGCATTGCTCTCAATGCTATTGATTTGGTCAATAATGATTTGGTCTACTGATTCAAACTTTAAATCACCGCGTCCCTCTTGTTCAACTTGGTCTACTTTCATTGGTATCAATGCCATCTCTCTTAGTTTATGTTCCGGGATTAATGTTTCACGTATGAAGTTTGCTTCTTCATATGAGATATCAATGTCAAGATGCACTCTAACATGGCTGTCAGGCAATAGCAATCCCTTTGGATTTTCTAATATATCACTTAATTTGTGAACACGATATAGAGGTTGTTTAGGCCAACTATGAAAGATTGGATCTTCACCCCATTCAAGTACCATCATGCCACGTGCATCATCTTGTGCGTCAGCATAGTTATGCGGGAAACTATTACCAATATACCAAACATTTGCTTTGCTTTGTCGTTTGTGAAAATGCCCACTAAAGACATAATCAAAACCCTTCATATGATCGGTATTGATTTCACCATGATCAGGCATCTCAATCATTGCATTCATATAGAATCGTGGCAATTCAAAATGACCAAACATATATTTACCACTTAGTTTTTGTACTTTCTTGTAGTCATCCTGTACTAGCCAGGGTGCAATTACTACATCTCCTTCTTTAAAGAAGTCGTTGACGATTTGTACGTTTGGTAAATGTTTAGCCCACTCAACACTATGAATGTCCCTGCGGTCACGATAATAAAGGTCATGATTGCCCGGTATAAAATATACCCTATCAAAGTTATCATTTAGTTTCTCCAATGCTTGTAATCCAAACTGTAATGTATGGATATTGATACTTGCTCTGTGATGATTATAATCACCCAAGAAAAAACAAGTTTCGCACCCCTCACTTTTGGCTTTGGTTATAAACCAATCAACAAAGTTATTACAGTCTTGGTTATGCTGTAAACTATTTGACTTAAGACCAAAATGGATATCAGTAAATACAGCGGCTTTTTTAAAAAGGTTACTCATCTAGTTAGTATATAGTAAAAGCCAATGTGAAATCAATCACATTGGTAAAATTATTCTTCGTAAACTACAGAACTCATACCAGCACCAAGGCCCTGACGAGTCCAGCTTGGGTTAAGTCCATTAATCTCTAAGATATCATCACGTATGTTTTGATTACGCTTTTCTGTATTCAATACCCGACAGAAACTATTTGTAATTGCTGCGGTATAGTATGCGAATGGATTAGCACTTTTGGCTTCATTGAAACGTAATCCAACATATGTAAGTTGAAGGATAGCACTATTACGCATCTCATCGTTGTATGTATACCCACGCCAATTATATTTCATGGCATATTTTTCGCACATCATAATATACATACGGGCAAGTTTGTTTGTAACCTGTCCGTGATCCTTGCTAAACTCACCGGTTGCTAGATCACCTTTCCAATGACTTTTGCCCACGCAATAGAAAGTATTATTTTTATCAATCATATAATGTTGGAATGGGGGGAAGTTTACTTTGACATGAACCATATCATCTACTTCAGCTTTGGTTGTCACATCTTCTAAATCAGCAAAGATTTCATCTGGGTCGGCTTCTTCAAATTCAAAGATATCCTTTGCTGTTTTCTTTTTAACTGTTTTGCGGGGAACTTTTGGGGCGACGGGGACATGATCCCAATTCATTACTCTAAATATTAAATCTGTTACTGGGATAGATTCTGGGTCAACACTATCTTTTGCTCCTGCTTCTATTCTCAATCTAGCTGCTCTGGTTTCTTTTGCTTGTTGAATTGTTTCTGGTTTAAATGCGTACTCTAGACTTTCTTCAATTGAAGATTGGGGCATATCTATTATGAAATCGTATCTATGATATTCTGGTTTTGTGAAGCAGCAATATGCGTTTTTACTTTCGTGTATCTCTTTTAAGATATCTTTGTTATTTAAATAATTGACAGGTTTTCTTGAGGGTAATGACATAGGTCTCCTTAATTTATAGTTATGCTGTAGTGATTATAGCATAATAGTTGCAGAAATACAACAGATTTTGTGTAGAAAAGGTAAAAATGCTAGTATTATTTATGACTAAATATAAGATAAGGATAAGAATTTTATGGCAACTACCCCAAACGCAGCACCCTCTACAGCAAATGTAACCGCTACCGGGACTAAGGCCACAACCTCTACAATTAAACTTACCGCTAATTCAGCAGCGACCTTAACTGCTGCCAAGTCAGCAATCACTCAAGCTACCGGAAAAGCACCAGGTAATAATTTTGCTGTAGGGTCAACCACTAGTATTTCTCAAACAACACCTGGAGGAAAGTTTGTACAAGGTTCAACGACTACACCGGCATTGAATGCAGCAGCAGCCTCATCTCCTCCTCCTACAAACAGTGGTACTTCATCTATATTCTCAGTTCAAAACATTTTAGGTGCTGCTGCCCTAGCGGCTGGAGGATTAGCAGTTTTTAACGCAGTATCAGGTGGTATAAACATAGCTAGGTCTCTTGTAAATAATTCAAACACAGCTACTCCTTCATCATCAACAAATAATGTACAAGATCCTGCACAACGGGCACAGGCAGCAGCAGCAATTCCAAGCACGGGTTCAACCAATAATGTATCAGATCCTGCACAAAGAGCGCAAGCAGCACAAGCATTGGCTGTGGACAAAAAATCTACAGAGGTAGATGAACTATCTGCATTCCCGCCAAATACAGTAGCACAGCAATCAGCCGAAGTAGATGAATTATCTGCATATCCACCGGGTGATCAAGGTGGGTTTCCACCGGAAGAAATAGAAAATCCCTTTCCGGAAGAAATTTTAGATGAAGAATCTGCATATCCACCAAATACAGTAGCGCAACAACCAACTAATATAGATGAAGAATCTGCATTCCCACCAAATACAGTAGCACAGCAACCAACTAATATAGATGAAGAATCTGCATTCCCACCAAATACAGTA